TGAATTCTCTGTTGGGAGTGATGTGTAATGGCTGTTCTTCCAGAAAGCATGGATAAGCTGGACGTCAACGATGTGCAGAAAAGCCTATCTATCATTGAGAACTATATCGGTTACATGGGTGAGAGAATCGAATTTTCTATGAGCAATGTCACGAAATCCTTAAAGGGACAAATGACAAGCGCGCAGATGTACATTCTCTTGCAGGCCATGAGTAACAGCATTTCCGCTATGCAGAGTTCAATTAACGGAATGAACGGTACAATCAACGGCCTTTCCACGCAGATTGGAGACATCAATTCTACGCTATCTACGATGCAGAGCACACTCGAAAGCCTGGATCAGCGTGTTTCCGCTCTGGAAAATCCCACTACTACGACATAAGGAGTGATTAAGAATGGCAGTTTCCAAATACGACAAGGAAAACCTTTCCCAGAAGGACCAGGACCGTATTGCGGCGGTAACGGCGGCGGCAGAGCGTGGAGAAATGTCCTGGGCAGACGCACACAACGAAGCGGAGAGTATCCGCAGCAACGCCGGATATTCCGGCGGCAGGTACGGAAACGAATACAATTCCAATGACCGCGGCTCTTCCTCTGGTTCTTCCGGCGGATCCTCTGGCGGTAGTAACCAGAACAATGGACTGCATTTTAACGGAATCGACTACACCCAGACCGGCGGCGGCATCTACGGCGTTCCGACCATCAACAGCGACGTCAAGAACTATAAGCAGGGCGGCGTTACATATCAGGTTGGCGCGAATATGGCCCGCCGTCCTGACCTCGCCGGGAAGATTGCCATTTCCAACGACTATACCGTTTTCTATGACGATAACGGCTATGCCACCAGGGCCGTCAAGGGCGTTGCGGACTATACCCCGCATTTGGACATCAACGCCGGAAACGGGACCTACAACAGCGCCGGTGCCTGGACGGACAATGAGATTCTTACCAAAAATGATAAGGATACGATTGATAAGTACCGCAAGCTGGCAAGTGAAGGGAAAATGTCATGGGCGGATGCAAATGCGAAGGCAAATGCCATCCGAAGCGGCTACGGATATACCATCGACAGCAAGGGAAACGTCACGGACCTGCTTGCAAAATCGACCGTGGACGCACGTCGGCAGCAGTGGGGCCTTGATACCATCTCCCCTGACAGTGCCCAGCAGAACTTCCTTAACCTTTGGAATGGTGGTTCAAGCGGCGGCCAGAACATCGATATGGATTCCATCCTGTCAATGTTCGGCCAGGGGAACTTTGGGAGCGGCGGTTCTGCGCCGGAATGGCAGGGGTCCCAGTGGGATGATCTTCTGAACCAGGTTGCAAATGAGCTTGCGGCCATGAACTATGATGACTGGACAAAAGGCGACCAGTACAAGGCCCTTGCGGAGCGATACGGAAACCAGGGGCGCATGAGTATGCAGGATGTCCTTGGACAGATTTCCAGCCGCACCGGCGGCCTTGCAAGCTCCTATGCGGCCACCGCTGCGCAGCAGGAGTATAACCAGTTCATGAGCCAGCTGGAGGACGTTGCGCGGCAGATGTATTCCAGCGACCGGAGCGACCTTCTGGATAAGGCCAATATGTACCGACAGTTGGGCCAGGACGATTACGACAAGTATCTGGACGATCTCGGCCAGTGGAACACGGACCGGAACTTCCAGTATGGCGTTTATCGTGATTCCGTTGAAGATCAGAGGTATGCTGACGAAACCGCTTGGGAGCGTGAGCAGTACGGCAATACTCAGTCTGAAAATCAGAAGTCTGCTGCGCAGGACCGCATTGCGGCATACCTGGCCGCCGGCGGAAAGATCGCCGACCTCGACCAGGATCTTATCGCGGCATCTGGGCTGACTACCTCCGAGCTTTCCGCCCAGGAGAAGTATTACACACAGCAGGCCGCCAAGAAAAGCACTGGAAGTTCTTCCGGCAGCAGCAAACCAAGGCTGACTGCGGCACAGACGGTTGAAGCCCTTGAAAAAGGCATCGTGAACGATTCCACGCTGGCGGCCTATGAATATTACTTCGGGCAGCCGTATGACGATGGAAGTGAAAACAAATCCACAAAGAAGTCTTTTGTCAACGGTAGCGGCGTCACCGCAACCCCCCTTGATTACGATACTATCAAGAAAAACTCCGAGGCTGGTAACTACGGAAGCAAATACGGCATGGTTCTTGGCGAGATCCAGGCGAAATTTGCAAAGGGCGCGGACGCCGGGACGCTTGCCGATATTATCGACAAGGCTCTAAAGAACGGTGACATCAACGAAGCCGGTGCAGATACGCTTCTGCGGGCACTCGGATATTAACAGGAGGACAGCATGAGCAGTATTCAGGACAGAATCAATGCTATGAAGAAGGGCGAAAGCTCTTCCAAGAAAACGGAAAGCGCTGCCCTTAACAATGCTCCGCAGACGCAGTCTATCCAGGATAGGCTTGCAAAAGCGCGTTCTGACGGTTTGAAGCAGACCGGGAAGCCTGCTTCTACCGCCCCTGCAAAGGAATATGATCTCTCCGGGGAGGCGTGGACCCGTGCCACGCCCTCCCAGACGAAGATTCCTTCCAAAGATACGGACACGCAGGAAAAGCAAGGCTTCCTTTCCAGAGCTGCCGATACGGTTAAGTCCGGATTCCTCAATCTCGCCTCTAAGTCCTCCAACTTCTGGGGAACGAGAAGTGATGCTGGCGGAGCCACCGCTATGGGAGGCGTCTATAAAGATCAGGCTGATATGTTGAAGCGGCAAATCGAATCCGCGCAAAATCTCTTGAAAGATAGTTCTATTTCAGACCAGGACAGAAAAGAACTGGAACAGGAAATCTCCGAATGGCGGCGCCAGCTTGGCATTTATGGAGACGCGGTTCGTTCAAACGAAGAAACCGGAAAAGCGTTGTACCAGGTTTCTGACGAAGCAGCCTTGGCAGCACAGGATAGCCTTAACCGCGCAAAAGACGGTCTCGGTACTGTTGGAAAGGCCGCCGTGGATGTCGGATCTGTGCTGAGCGAGCTTGCTTTGACTACTGCCGCTGGCACCGTTCTTCCGAGCGCTTCCCGTCCTTTCTCTGTCGGCGGCGGCACATCTGCCGAATATCGAAGAAACGCTGATGCACAGAACGCCACCTATGATCCCAAGAAGGCATCCATGCTTCAGACTGGAGCAGCTTCCGGCACCGCTGTCGGTTCAGCCCTTTCTCGCGGCGTCGGACAGGCAAGCCTTAATCTGATGCGGGCAAGGGGTATTCAGAACTACATCCTTCCGAATATTATCAAAGGCGGCGTGGAATCAACGGGGTATATGCTGGGAGAAACTGGCATGGCCGAGCTTTCCAAGGCGCTTACCTATGATGATTATGAACCGGATTGGAACGCAATCGGCACGCAGGCTCTTACCTCCTTTGCCTTCGGCGCTATCACTTCTACAATTCGCACTGTTGCCACTACCAGGCAGAACAAAGCCTATATCAATAGCCTGAACGAAGCTGTCAAGGAACGGTATCAAACTGTCCAGGACATCATGCAGCGCGGAAGCCCTGAGCAGAAGGCAACCGGCGCCGCAAGCGTCATGGACGGAGTAGCAGAATTGCGCAACGCCATTAACAGCCTTCAGGTTGTCGGCGCACAGAAGGAAGTAGACGCCATTAACCGCTTTCTGAACAGCATTGATGCGGAAATGGCGCAGTACCTTCCCAATGTCACAGAGGCGGCATCAAAAGCGGCCGGAACCCTGGCGGCTCCCCCTTCCCCGCTTCCTCCGTCTGTCGCAAATACGCCTGTTTCTCCTGATGTTCCGGCTCCCGTTCAGCCGGTTAGTCCAGCCGCCCCCCCGGTCATGCCCACAACGCCTCCTGCCGCTCCCTCCCAGACGCCGCCCGCCTCCTCCCCTTCCGGCTCCGTTTCCGAGCAGCTTATCGCAGCGGGCGCTACGGCGGAACAGGCTGAAAAGCTGGCTCCCGCAATCGAATCTGTTCTGAACGGTGAAGAGATCAGCGGAAACCAGGCGGGCGCTATCGCCAGGAACGATGCAGCTATTTCCGTTTTGGAAACAGTTACCGGAGAACAGATTGAAACCGACGCACCGCTTGGAGAGGTAAAAGAGAGCATCAAGGCGCTTGCAAGCCGCCAGGAAGCGCAGGAAGAAGCAACTGCGCCCGTTGATACTCCCGTGGAAACCGCGCCTGTTGAGGCTCCGCAAATCGCTCCTACGGCTCCTGCCGAGACCAACACGCAAAGCGCGGGAAACCTCTCTATCATCCAGGACTTTGCGAAGGACGTTGACAAGGCTGGTTCTTCTGTCCTCACATCCATGTACAACGAAGGCCAGGACCCGGAGAACTATATTGCCGGAATGATGAAGGCATACGGCGCCGGAAAGAACGGCGGCGACGCCATTCCTACCGCTATTCTCAGCGATATGTACAGCCTCACCGCTCCGCAGGCGGAGGCTGCCTATCTGGCAGGGCAGGCGGATGCCGGTGTTTCTCCTGTTGCGGAAAGCGCAAACACGGAATATACTGGTGAGAGTAAGAGCGGATACAGCGCCATTGCGGAGCGCCTGGGCGGATTCAATGAGGCCGTTCGGGACGGCATCCGGTGGACTATCGAGCAGCGCGACGGTGCATATTTTGTACGCGTTTCCAAGGCAAAAGGAACGGGAGGCTATGTGGAGGACGCGCGTGCTACCGCATACAAAGCCGGTCCGTTTGCGACCCGTGAGGAAGCTGTTGCTGATCTGCTGAGCGTTGCCCGTAACAATTTCTACCCTGAAAAGGAGGACGTTAGAAATGGCACAGAAAGCGTGGCAGAAGTATCTGACGAAGGAGCAGTACGACAAGCTGGGACCGGACGGCAGGATGTTGGCGGACTACTGGACGCAGTTCCTTCCGAAAATGTGCAAGCAGATGCACGCGGCGGGGACCCTGGTTCCGACGTTGCAGCAGAACGCGGAGGCGCTGGAGGACTATCACGTGGAACTGCTTCAGAGCGGACTTCGGGAGTACGAGGCTCTGGAGTTCATCAAGGAGCAGGTGTACAGCCTGCCGATGGAGGAGTAAACAGATTTTCGGAGTTTGACGCTGACGGAAATCCTGTATACGCATCCAATCGTGAGGAAGCTGGCGTAGAGGCCTACGACCAAAAGGCTATGAAGCAGGCGCGGGCCGAAGCAGACAAGAAATACGGCATTACCACGGATGAGAGCCGATCTCTGGCTGGATATACGCAAACTACGTTCGCTATGATGAACAAAAAAATGCTGGAAGGCACGGTAGATCCCGTAAAAGACCAGCCCGTAGTAGACCGCGTTCTGTCTGCCCTGAAAAAGTTTCCTACTTTTGATGGCACAACATACAGAAACCTGAAATTCAAAACCGAGGAGCAGTACAACGACTTCCTCGAAAAGCACGCTGCCGGAAATACCGTGACGCTTAAATCGTTCACGTCCACATCGAAGCGACCCAATGGTTACCCGCTGTTCGGGGATCGCGTTGTACACATGGTGATTGCCGGGAAAACAGGTGCGGATATTTCGGACACCTATGGAATTCCAAGGCAGAAAGAAGTAATCTTGCTTCCCGGTACGGAAATCGAGATCACTTCTGTTACTAAGGCCAATGACGGCCACCCGCTTATTTACGCACAGGAGGTAGCAACGCATGGATTGGAAACAGATCATGGAGATGAGCGACCCGCACAAGGCTCTGCTGGCGATAGCCGAGAAGATCGAGGCGGACGACCTGGGCCTGGTGGAGATGGAGAACAGAGTGGAGCAGTACGCAAATCTGCACGGGATCACGCCGGACGAGATGGCGTTCTATCCGAACGGGGAGAGAGTGATCCAGCCCTAACCACCGAGGAATCCTCGGAAGCTGCAACCACGGAAGCCCAGGTTGAGCAGAAAGCAGAACTTGGCAACCAGGAGCAACCGAAAGGACAGAACTTCATCATTCCCGCGAAGGGCGGCGTAAAGCTCCCCACCACCCCAAAAGCGAGATTCAAGGCCAATACCGATGCGATCAAGACCCTGCGCGCGATCATGGCGGAGGGCAGGCTTGCCACACCCCAGGAGCAGGAGACCCTTTCGAAGTACACCGGATGGGGCGGCATTACGGACGCATTTGACGAGAAGAAGGCTGACTGGGCGAAGGAGTTCAAGCAGTTGAAGAAGCTGCTTGACGATGGCGAGTACAAGACCGCAAGAGCATCCATCCTTGACGCCTACTATACGGAACCATCCGTTATCCAGGGTATGTATAACGGCCTTGCAAGGATTGGATTTACTGGTGGACGTATGCTGGAACCTTCTGCCGGTGTCGGGCGCTTTATCGGCGCCATGCCGCAGGAGATGGCAGGCGGCGTACAGTCCTGGACCGCTGTTGAGCTGGACAAGATCACCGGCAATATTGCGAAGTACCTATATCCGAACGCGGATGTCCGCGTGCAGGGATATGAGACCGCTAAAATCCCGGACAACTACATGGACCTGGTTATTGGCAACGTTCCGTTCGGTAATATCTCGATTGCCGATAAGGCTTACCCTTCCAGCGTCACGAAGTCCATCCACAATTACTTTATCGCAAAGAGCCTGGACAAGCTGCGTCCCGGCGGTATTGCCTGCCTGATTACCAGCAGCGGCACAATGGACGCTATGGGCGCTGACGCCCGCGGCTACTTCATGAAGAAGGCCGACCTAATCGGCGCTATCCGTCTCCCCAACACCGCATTTGAAGGAACCGGAACCAGCGTTGTGTCTGATATTCTGGTATTCAAGAAGCGGGAATCCGGCACGGCCTACAAGGGTGAGAGCTTCCTTGAAATCGCAAGAAAGCCCTGGGAAGGCCCGGATATGTACGGCAGCTACGAGATCAACGAGTATTTCGTGAACCACCCGGAAATGGTTCTTGGCACAGCCGCATACGGCAAGGGCCAGTATGGGCGTACCGTCGTGACCTACAACCCCCTGGAAAGCAGACTGTCTTTGCAGAAGCAAATCGAAAAGGCATTCGGCAACATCAAGGTCAAGATGGAATACCCGGTCCAGCGTACCCAGGAAGAAATCAGAGCGGAGATCAAGGCGGACGCCGGAAAGGCCAAGCAGGGCGCAATCGTCAGCAGAAACGGGAAGCTCTATAAGAACGAAGGCGGCCAACTGGTAGAGGCCACCGAGTTTAAGGGATCGGACGTTCAGCGCGTCACAGACATTGTGAATATCCGGGACGCCGCCCGCAATCTGCTGGATTTGCAGATGGACAATGGCGGAGAAAAGGCCATTTCCGAGGCCCGCAAGAAGCTGAACTCCCTGTATGATGCTTTCGTCAAGAAAAATGGCATCCTGAACAGCCCCAAGAACAAGAAGCTGCTGTCCGGCAACGTGGACGCTCCCTTCATCCGTGCCCTGGAAAACTACGATAAAGACAGCGGAACGGCCACGAAGGCGGCTATCTTCACGAAAAACACCGTAAAGGCGGTTACGACCGCAACCCATGCGGATACCGTGGAAGAAGCGCTCACCATCTCCATGAATGAGACCGGCGGCGTGGACGTGAAGCGGATTGCACAGCTCACCGGGCGGAACTCCGATAGCGTCAGAAGAGAGCTTATGGATCGCGGCCTTGCCTTCAAGAACCGAAACGGAGATCTTGAATCCGCTGAACTGTACCTCTCCGGCAATGTCCGCGCAAAACTGCGGGACGCGGAAGCTCTGGCGGAGGGAGACAGCGACTATACGCGGAATGTCGAAGCCTTAAAGAAGGTTATCCCAGCAGACATCCCGGCGGAAGAGATCAAAGTTCGCCTGGGCGCTACCTGGGTACCGGACAGCATTTATTCCGCATTCGCGAGTGAAATGCTGGGCGGAGCAGGCTCCACGTGGAAGAACGGGCGGCGCGTTCCTGCTATTGAGGTCAAGTACAATAGGCCCGTCGGCAAGTTCTTCGTGGAGGTCAACGACAGTTGGCTGCGGAACAGGCCGGAGAATACATCCACCTGGGGAACAGAAGATTACCCGTTTATCGGCGGCAGGAGCAGCATCCTCGAATCCGCTCTCAACAATAAGACTGTCTCCGTGTGGCGCAGCGTTGGAGATAAGCGCATCCTGGACAAGCAGGCCACGGCGGCTGCACAGGAGAAGATGGAAACTGTTCTCGCGGAGTTCCAGCGCTGGATGTGGTCCGATGAAACCCGCAGGACAGAGCTTGGCGGCCTCTACAACGATGTTTTCAACAACACCGTAACGCCCAAGTATGACGGCAGCCACCTGACCATCAACGGCAGCAACCCGGAAATGGAAATGCGTCCGCACCAGAAAAACGCGGTTCAGCGCATTATCAACAGCGGCGGTAACACGCTGCTTGCCCACCGTGTGGGCGCTGGCAAGACCTACGAAATGGCCGCCGCCGCTATGAAGCTGCGCCAGCTTGGCATCGTGAAAAAGCCGCTGATTATTTCTCCAAAGAATCTGGTTGCACAGTGGGGTAATGAATTCCTGAACTACTTCCCTGCCGCAAAGATTCTGGTCCTGGAATCCGACGATTTCACTCCAACAAACCGCAAGCTGTTCGCCAACCGTATTGCCACCGGCGATTATGACGCGGTTATTATGAGCTATGAGCAGTTCGGCGCCGTCCCCATGAGCACAGCAAACCAGGAAGCATTTTACCAGAGCCAGATTGACGCCCTGGAAATGGCGATCCTGGAGAGCAAACGTGCATCCGGCAAGGACCCGTCTATCCGCGATATGGAGCGCAGCAAGAAGTCTTTTGAAGCAAAGCTGAAAAAGCTGGGCGACAGCAAAAAGGACGTGGACAACATCGACTTCGAGCAGCTTGGCGTTGACGCCCTGTTCGTGGACGAGGCCCACAACTTCAAGAACCTTTTCTACACGACCAAGATGCAGGGTATCGCCGACCTCGGAAACAAGGAAGGCAGCCAGCGGGCATTTGACCTCTACATGAAGGTCCGCTACCTCCAGCAGCTTAACGGCGGCCGTGGCATCGTGTTCGCAACCGCTACCCCCGTTATGAACAGCGTGGTTGAGCTTTACACCATGCAGCGATATTTGCAGGGCGACCTTCTGGACGCGAAGGGCCTGACCAACTTCGACGCCTGGGCAAATCAGTTTGGCGACGTTGTTACCATCCGCAAGATGAAAACCGGAGGAAACGGCTACGAGATCAAGCAGAGCCTCTCCAAGTACAAGAACCTCGGAGAAATGCAGCAGATGTTCCGTGGCTTTGCGGACGTGATCGTTGACGCTGCTGACCTGCCTTATCTGAAAATCCCGAAGATGAAAACTGGAAAGCGCATCGTCGTAGAATGCGAACCCAGCCCGTTCCAGGAACAGTTCATGGAGGACCTTGGAAATCGGGCGGATGCTCTTCGCGGCGCCGGAAAGGGCGGAAGCGAGGACCATATTTTCAAGGTTTTCAACGACGGCAAGAAAATCAGCTACACCCAGCGTATGATTGACAGCAGCCTTCCCTATGAGGATGGCGGAAAGATCATGAAGTGCGTGGAGAATGTGTCACGCATCTGGAAAGAGAGCGAAGGCATCAAGGGTACGCAGCTGATCTTCTGCGACCAGGGAACCCCAGGCGGCGCGGAGGCATCGCGCGGTGCTGCCCTCTACGAGGACATCAAGAACCTTCTTGTCGGCAGCGGAATCCCAGCGAACGAGATCGCGTTCATTCACGACGCCACAAACGGCGAAGCAAAGACCAAGCTGTTCAAGGATGTGAACGACGGTAAGGTGCGCGTCCTGCTTGGCTCAACCTCCACAATGGGCGTCGGCATGAACGCCCAGAAACGAATTGTAGCCATGCACGAGCTGAACGCCCCGGACCGCCCCGGCGATCTGGAGCAGAACGAAGGACGCGGCCTGCGGCAGGGCAATATCAACGATGAAGTTGCCGTATATGCCTATGTCACGAAAAAGACCTTTGACAGCCGCCAGTGGGACAACCTGAAGCGCAAGGCTACCTTCATCCACCAGGTCATGTCCGGCGAGTACAATGGGCGAGAGGCTGCCGGCGACGGCGACCTGGCATTGTCTGCGGCGGAAATCTCCGCTATCGCTTCCGACAATCCTCTTATCATGGAGCAGTTCGAGCTTTCCGAGAAGATCAACAACCTGGAAATGCTGGAACGCGCCCACACGAAGGAAGTCCTTGACGCCAAGGACCGTATCAAAAAGGCGGAGCGTCAGATTTCTACCGACGAGATCACGCTGGAACAGCTCAAGAAGGACCTTGCAAGCCGCAAGGACACCGCAGGAGATAAGTTCGTACTCGTTGTAGGCGGCAACACCTACACGGAGCGTAAGGCCGCAGGATCGGCGATTATCGCCGCCGCGAAGAAGCACCTTGACCTTAAGGCGGACACCGAGAGCAGCACGGAGATCGGCACGTTTGCCGGTTTTAAGCTGCTTGTTACCAGTAAGGGCGATATGCTCCTGCGTGGCGTCGGCCAGTATCGCGGCACCGTGAACATGGACGATGCCTCCGGCACCATCAGCAGATTGCAGAATGTGGCGGACAGAATCGAAACGATGATGAAGGCCACGGAGACCCGGATTGCAGAGAATAAGTCCGCTATCAAGAAACTGGAAAAGACGGCTGCTTCCTCTTTCACAAAGGCTGACGAGCTGATTGCCGCCCGCGTGCGGGAATCCGAGATCATGGCGGAACTGAATCCGCCCAGCGAACAGGCTGTTTCCTCCGCAGAGGCGGAAGGCGACGTTGAGAACATGGTGGATCACGATGTCTCTACCGACGCCGCGCCCCACCCGGAGCGGTGGCAGGCTGCCAGAGTTGGCGACCCTGGAAAGGCGCCGAAGCCCATTTCTGAGATCGTGGAGCAGATCCGGCACGACTTTGGATTGAACATCACCCAGGGCCATATCAGAGGTGCCGGAGTTCGCGGCCAGTATAACCGGCGCGACAACGGCATCCGCACCAGAATCGCAAACGACCTCCCCACGATCTCCCATGAGCTGGGCCACGCCCTGGATGTCCGGTGGGGCGTTCTCGGAAACGGGCTGACCGATACCATGAGAAAAGAGCTGGTAGACGGTCTCTCCGATGAAATGAAAGCAGCCTATCAGCCCAGGCAGTATCTAAGCGAGGGCTATGCAGAGTACATCCGCAAGTTCCTTCAGAACCGGGAGACCGCAGCGATTGATTACCCGGAGTTCACAAAGCACTTCCTGAACAGCCTCTCTCCGAAGGACGCCGCCCTGCTGGAACAGTTGGCGGACGATATAAACGCCTACTATTCCCTGGATGCAGACACCGCCACAAGCTCTATCCGCCTGCGAGAGGATGGTACACCGGATGCCCGCACATGGGGAGAGAAGATCAAGGCAAAGGCCAACGTCCTCTATCAGGCGTGGGTGGACAGCAATCACGGAATCCGGGAGTTCGACAAAGCTACCGGAGCCAACACCTATAAGCTGGCCACAAACTCTGCGTACAGTGACGCCATTGCGGGACAGATCATCACCGGCGACCTCACGGACGCCAACGGGCGGTATGTGGGACCCGGTTTGAAGGCTGCCCTCCACGGGCTTGATCTGAACAACAAGCAGCAGTACAAACTGTTCGGTGAATACCTGGCCGTGAAGCACGGTCCGGAGCGCCTTGCGGAAGGTATGCGCATCTTTGCAGATGATCGGAAGAACAGCACCGCATGGATGCAGAACCGGCAGGCGCAGCTTGAACAGCAGTACCCGGAGTTCAAAGAGATTTCCGAGAGGCTCTACCAGTTCCAGGCGGACTTCCTGAAAACCTGGGGCGTGGATACCGGCCTCGTTTCCAAGCAATCCGCTGATGAATGGGCAAAGCGGTGGAAGTTCTATGTGCCGTTTAACCGCGCGGTAAGCCGGGAAAAACGCGGTATCGGCGCGAAGCGCGGCTTTGCAAACCAGAACAGCACCATCAAGCAGGCGCGAGGCAGCGGCCTTGACATCGTTCACCCTGTTGACAACATCATCAACAACCTTGTGAAGATGGTAAACGCCGGTGTTCGGAACAATGTCATGCGGAGAATCACAGACGAGGCGGAGCGCCTTGGCGCGGATGCATCCTTCCTCGAAAAGGTTCCTACGCCTATGGTAAGGCGCGAGTTCGATATGACCGGCGTCAAGGAGCAGCTTACCGACTGGATCGAAGGAAGCACCATGCGCCAGGTAGACAAGGACCAGGCTACCGGAATCATTGGAAACCTGGACGATGTGCTTGCTCAGTATGGAAGAGGAAAGGCTCACGGAGATGTTATCACTGTCCTGAAGGGCGGACAGCAAGAGTTCTGGAAGATCAACGACCCGCTCATGCTGCAATCCATCACGAATATGTCTCCAAAGAAGATGGATGGTATTCTGGATGCCTATGCCGTTGTAAGCCGGTTCATGACCGGCAACATCACGGGAAACAATATCCTATGGTCCCTGTTCTCCAACTTCCCCCGCGACCTTGGAACGTTCTTCACCTATTCCAAAACCAGAAACCCCGCAAAGGTGTTTGCCGCAATGGGTAGCGCCTATGTGAACAAGATCAAGGGAGACAGCGCGGATCTGCTGTTCAAAGAATACCTTGCTATGGGCGGCGGAAAGACCAGCGCATACACGGCGGACCGTGATCTTGCAAAGAAGGCCAGAAAGGCCCTTGCAGAAAAGAAGTTCGACGTCAATCCGCTGGACTGGATTACCTTCGTCAGCGACACGGTGGAGCTTGGCCCCAGATTTGCGACCTATAAGCTCATGCGGCAATCTGGCATGAATCCGCAGGAGGCGTTCTATGAGGCCTGCGACATCACGGTAAACTTCCGCCGCGGCGGAGACATCTCCCGCCAGATCAACAAGGTTGTCCCGTTCTTCAATGCCAGCGTGCAGGGCCTTGATAAGTTCCGCCGCTGGATCACCGCAGCGGATGCGCCGCAGGCGGACCGCGCAAAGGTTGTCCGCAGCCGGACGATTTCCTATATCGCCGTGAGCGCTGCCCTGGCTGCCATGTTCTATGCTCTGAATAATGGCGACGATGATAAGGAGAAGGACTACCAGCAGCTTTCCAACTATACGAAGAATAGCTACTGGAACATTCCTATCGGAGACGGCAAATACTTCGCAATTCCGAAGCCTCGCGAGCTGGCCGTGCTTTCCTCCTTCTTTGAAACCTGCATGGAGTACGGCATCGGCGGAAACGAGCACGCCTTCGATGAATTCTACGAGTATGCCACAGACAACTTCCTGCCCAGCGTATTGAGCGACCTTGCGCAGGCTCCCGTAAAGGGCCTCATGGAATCCGCCTCTGGCGCCGCCGGAAGTCTCGGCATCATCGGCGTTGTCGGCTACATGAGCGCGAACCGCGACTTCCTTGGCCGCCCTATCGTTTCCACCGGATTGCAGAATCTCGAACCGAAGGACCAGTACACGGAGCGCACATCCAAGATCGCGTACTGGGTAGGCCAGGCATTCAACGTCAGCCCGCAGATTGTGGATTACTTCTTCAGCTCCACTCTCGGCGGATGGTGGAAGGCGCAGAAGGCACTCTTCCCGGTTGGCAAAGAAAACGTGGACCTCACGCTTGGCGTTCAGAATACCTACGTCAAGGACAACCAGTATTCTACGGACCTGGTGAACTGGCTGTATGATAAGGCTGATGCGTCGAAGCGCGCAAAGAACAGCGACCAGAAGGACATGGAAAAGGCCATCACCTACAAGATGGACAGCAACATGACCACGTTCTACTCCCGCTACTACAAGCTGGCGAAGAACGCCGCTGAAACCACGGCCACCAGAGCCACCCGCCAGATCGTCCTTGACATGATCCTGGAATACCGGAAGTCTGCGGACGCTGGAACTTCCACAAGAGCGCAGGATGCTGTGAACGCTGTGTGCGACCGTGAGGGAAGCACAGAGTTTTTACCGAGCGTCATGCAAAGCACCATCAAGGACGGCGGCGGAAACCCGCACACTCTTTCCGATGTTCAGTATGTTGAGTACCAGACAGACTATCTCCGCATCTACTGGGAGAACGTGGAGCAGAATCTCACTGGTGCGCAAACCGAAGCGGAAAAGGTTGCTATCCTGAAATCCGCAAAGGAAGTGGCAAAGGAGCAGGCAACAAACCGGACGTTAAAGCACATCGGCGCTGACACGACGAGTTACTTTGATAAGTATGGAAGTGTCGGCACGAACGATGTGATTCAATTCCAGGCACAGGTTGACCTTGCAAATCAGGCGGACAAGGCCGCCGGAGAAGGAAGCGCAGATCAGGACGATATTATCGGCATCCTGGAAATCATGATTGAGGACGGCCTTTCCTACGAGGACGCCTATATGCTCTTCCACTCGAAGTATGACAGCGACAAAAACAATCCCTGGCGACGGTATAAGCCGTAAGAAATAGAAACCGGCGGGCTATCGCCCGCCGGTTTCATCTATGCTTTTTTGCAATCTCTCGTATTCCTTTGCAATTTCGATATACTTTTTCTGCCAAAATTCGGCCTGCCTTGAATCATATTCTGCGTACTCCGACTGCTTCCGCATTTCTTGCAGATGAAGAAAAGCCTTAAAAGCAAGTATCAAAGATATTACACATAAAACTCCTATCAATAATTCATTGATCCCGATCCTGCTCAAAACAGACCATATAGCAAAAGGCCATGAAACGATAATTGTTTGACTGACGATGATTATTAGAAGCTCACTGTCTGTTTTCTTGTTAGCACCCCTTGTGTCAACTACCTCACCTGTCCTCGTATCAACAACAACATGACTTGGGATTGCTGGTGTTTTCTTTTTCATAATCTCCCCTCCAAAAAATCCCGCCCTGGGGGTGAAATGCTAAAGTGTACTTTGATATTCTGAAAGCAAATATGGAACAAAGGTGGTGAAAACGTGGATAAATTGCTCTTGCTTTCTGGGGCTGCCGTGTGCATCACCAATATTGCCGCCTGCCTCTGCCTGTTCGTAAAGCCGATCAGGAACCGCGTGCTTGGGCTGAACGACATCCGGGATGGGCAGAAATGCCTTCTGCGGAGTGAGATGCTGCACACATACTACAAGCACCACGAAGAGAACTGCATCCGGCAGTATGAGTATGAGAACTTCGTCTATTCATACAAAGCCTATAAAGCCCTGGGCGGAAACTCGTTTATCGACAAGATTTACAGCGAAGTCCAGACTTGGGAAGTCCATACATAAAAGTGACTTGAAATCACTCGAAAGGAGGTCTGGCGTCATGGGTAAGTGCGGCGGCAAGAAGAAGGGCAGCAAGTAATCAGCCACAAAAAATCGAAAGGAGTAACTTAAATGCGCAAGTATGATGATATCATCGGCAGGTACACGGCCGGTCAGGCCACCCTGGAAGAGACCAACGCTGCCCTGAAGGAGGCTGGCGCCGGTTTCCACCTGGACCCCACCCGCAATACGTTCACCGGAGAAGAGCTGCTGGCGACCAAGGCCGACACCGCAGAAACGGCCACCGGCTGGGGCCTGCTTGATACCGGCACTGTCACGATGGACAAGGTGCAGGTGAAGGACGGCCATCTGGTCAACTGCGACATGGGCGCAGGCTTCGCTATGTGCATCATCGGAGGCAAGACCTTCATCGTGAAGGGCGACGCCCTGGCGGAGAAGGAGTGATCCGGTATGAAGAAGTTCCTGTCCTAAAAGATCATGGAGGTATGACATGAGCAATTATGCGAAGAAGTGGTTGAAAGCCGCCGCTGTCCGCGCGGTCAAGACCGTTGCGCAGACCGCCGTTGCGACCATCGGCACCGCCGCCGTCCTGGGCGACGTGAACTGGGTCATGGTGGCATCCGCCTCCGCCCTGTCCGGCGTTCTGTCTCTGCTGACCAGCGTGGCCGGCCTCCCGGAGGTAAAGGACAATGGCGCGGGCGTTTGATCTGCTGGCCCTGGCACGGAAAGAACTGGGCGTTAAGGAATCTCCCGCCGGTTCCAACAATGTCAAGTACAACACCGCCTATTATGGGCAGGAGGTATGGGACGGAAAGGCAGGCGGGAAATATCCCTGGTGCATGGTGTTCCAGTGGTGGCTCTTCCACCAGGCCGAGGCCGATGGGCTGTTCTATGGCGGTAAAAAGACCGCATCATGCTATATGCTGATGGAATTTGCCAGGTCACACGGCCAACTGGTGACATTCGACTATGCCCCCGGCGATCTTCTGTTCCTTCGGTTTAACACGAAGAGAACGACGCCGGAACACGTTGGCATCCTGAAAGAGATCCGCGCAAACGGAACTTTCGTTACCATTGAGGGCAACACTGGCTTGGAGGACGATGCCAACGGCGGCCAGGTCCAGCAGCGTGTTCGGTATGGCTGGCAGGTGCTTAGTGCCTACCGCCCGCATTATGACAAGGAGGAAGAACCCGTGGACAACAATCCTTCCGCCTCCCACAAGGAAGGTGTTGAATGGGCCGTGGAGAACGGCATCCTGCGCGGCAACGGTAGCGGTGACTTGATGCTTCGTCAGAACGTTACCCGCGAGCAGCTTTGCACGATGCTGCATCGGACTTACGAGCTGCTGAAAAAGTAAATTCCCTTGCCACCTGTCGAAATTCCGCGTTTTTTGTCGAAATAGCTTCCTGTTTAATCATCTTTTTTATAAGAATATCACCGCTTTGTGGTATCGTCAATATGCAAAAGATGATTACAAAGGATGTGTTTTCGTGCGGATAGTACCCATAGACGGAGAACGGTTCAATTTGTGCGGTTCACGCGTCAGAGAGGCGCGGCAGCTGGCAGGCATCAGCCAGGACGAGCTATCCGTCCAACTGCAACTGCGAGGCTTGCAAGTGGGACAAATGGCGGTCAGCAGGATGGAAACCGGAAAGCGCATTGTACCTGACTATGAGCTGCCCATTCTCGCGGAAGCGCTCCACGTTACCGTCGAATGGCTACTGGGCAAAGAATAAATCCCCTCTACGAAATGTAGGGGGGATTTTTGCATCACGCACAATACCTGCCGGATTGACTATGCGGCAAAATGTTATGTAAAATTTAATCATCATAAGCATAAGGGAGGAATCGTTATGCGCTTGAGCTGGAATGATATGCTGACCATCGAAAAAATGCTGAAACAGGGATACAAGGCCCCTGCTATCGCCCGGAAGATCGGATGCAGCGACCAGGCCATTTACGACGAAATCAAGCGCGGCCAGGTTGAAATCCTGGATAGCGAACTCCGCCCGGTGAAGGTATATTCTCCTGAAATGAGTATGTCTATCCGGGAGCAAGGTAATAAGAACCGGGAAAAGCCATTGAAGATCGGAAACGACCATGCTATGGCCGCCTGGATCATTGAGATGATAGGCGATAAAGGCTACTCTCCGTCTGCCGTTTGCGCCCTCCTGGGAACGACGCCGGAAACCACGTTCTCCTGCAAGATCACCAGGCAGACGCTTTACCGCTATATTGACAACGGATACCTTTGGCCCCTCACGAATAAGGACCTGCGGTACAAAGGAAACCGGAAACGGCCTTACAAGAAGGTGCGCTCCCAGGCAAAGCGGGCATCCGCCGGAACCAGCATAGAAAAACGGCCTGAGTATGTCAACAACCGGGAGGAACCCGGCCATTGGGAAATGGACAGCGTAGAAGGAAAGAAAAGTACAAAGAAAACCGCTGGCGTTATGACGGAGCGCGTAACCCGCCAGGAGATTGCGCACTTTATGCCGGATCAGACTGCCGCAAGCATCGTTGATATGCTGGATAAGATGGAATCCGAAATGGGGACAGATAGATTTCGTGAGGTTTTCAAAAGCATCACTGTGGACAATGGCCACGAGTTCGCGGACGTTGAAGGCATGGAGCGCAGCTTCCTGCATCCTGGAGAAAAGCGTACCACCGTCTACTACTGCCATCCCAGATACCCGGGAGAGCGCGGGAGCAACGAAAAGCAGAACCAAATGATACGCTGGTTCTTCCCGAAAGGAACAGACTTCCGAACGGTAACTGAAAAGCAACTGCAAGAGGCTATCGACTGGATCAACAATTATCCACGCCTCCTGCTTGGCTGGCATACCTCAAACGACCTATTCAAAGTGTTTCTGGATAGCTGCGCGTGATGTTTCACGTGCGACGTAAAATTGGTAAAAAATTTTCCAAGTTTACTACTTGACATTTGCAAATGTAAATGCAATAATCAAACTTGGAAAAAGGTACACTACCTTTTCTCCAAGTTTTTTCCATTTTTAGGACTGGTTTGACGGCAAATTACAGATCGATCCGAAAGCGAAAGCGCCCCCGCAAGGGAGTTGGTTCGTACAGCCGCCGTCAACCTGTTCAATAGAGAGGAGGATATTGCATTGGCACGGCTGAAATACAAAGACCGCCTGCGGATCTCCGAAATGTATCTCTCCGAAAAGAGTGCTATGGAGATCGCTGTTTCCGTCGGAGCAAGCCTGAACACCATCTATGTGGAGTTGCAGAGGGGTGACACCGGGAAGCTGGACAAGAACCAGCGCCGGGAATACAGCCCGGAGCTTGCCCAGCGGCGTGTGCAGGAGAACGTCCGGCGCTGCGGCGGCAAGAAACAGGTGATCGCATGAAGTGCAACGGAAAACTGAACGCCCTGCGCATCCTGTTCCTCGTCATTCTGGCTGCCCTGCTGCTTACATTGGCCGTTAAGGCCCTCTGGGCGCCGCCCCAGCAAGTTACCGTCAAGTTGGAAACCGCAGAAGAACCAGTGGATTCAGAGGTTTTCGACGTTGAAGCGAAGGAACCCAGTCAAGTAAGAGTGGATTCTTCTGCGGACGGTCTTACATACCTGGGAGAGTTCCGCATTACCCACTACTGCGCGTGTTCCATCTGCTGCGGCCAGTATGCAGACGGCATCACGGCCACCGGCACAGCGGCGACCGAAGGCAGGACGATTGCGGTTGACCCCTCTGTGATTCCATACGGCTCCCGTGTGGCGATCTTCTACGATGATGGGAGCATCCGCTACTACACCGCCGAGGACAGCGGAAGCGGCATAACAGGCAAAACCGCGGACGTGTTTATTGCAGATCACAGCCGCGCCCTGGAGCTTGGAGTGAATTCCGGCAGCGTGTATATCGTGAACGAGGAGTAAACAATGAAACTTTTGATTGGCGGAAGCCCTTGCACACATTGGAGTATCGCGCAGACAAAGAACCGTGAAACGGAGGCCAGCGGCATAGGCTGGGAACTGTTTTTGAATTACCGCATTGTGCGAGACAAATACAAGCCCGATTTTTTCCTATATGAAAACAATAAAAGTATGTCGCCCGCCATTCGGGCGCAGATCACAGCGGAGTTAGGCGTGGAGCCTGTACTGATCAACAGCGCCCTGGTGAGCGCCCAAAACCGCCAGCGTCTTTATTGGGCGGGCAAACGAAACCCTGACGGCACATACAGCCAGGTGGACGTTGAGCAACCGGCGGATCGTGGGATCCTCCTGCGGGACATTCTGGAGAGTGGCGTTTGCTGGCGCGAAAAGAGTTATACCCTGAAAGCGAACTATACCAACGCCGGGGCGGTCAATGGCGTATGTGGACAACACTTCCCGGCACCTATGGCGGCGGAGCCTGTGCGGATTGGAACCATTGAGAACGAAGCGAAGAACCAGGACTTTGACAGCCAGCAATACCGCGTTTACAGTCCTGACGGAAAAAGCGTGACCCTTTGTGGGAATGGCGGCGGACTGGGAGCCAAAACTGGCCTTTATGCTGTTCCCGTAGAGGAACCCGTGAACGCCACGGTAGACGGGAAAGCCCAATGTTTGCGGGCCACCTATTATAAAGACGGGATCCGCAACATGGTGGGAAATACCGTGGATCGCAAAACCTGCGTGGCCGTCCCTGTACGCGTTGGTGATATGCCAAATGCAGAGGGCGTAATCCGGGGCGGACAAGCTCACCGGGTCTATGACAGCAACGGGAAAGCGGTTACTTTGACCGCCCGCCCCAACGGAGGCGGTGTAGACGGTCCGTTGTATGCTGTGCCCGCCGGTATGGCATGGCGAGGGCGTGAAGATAGTTCCAAGTTTGAAATGCGGAACGATCAGAAAAGCAACGCCCTGGCTGCTACTGGGCACCAGAGCCGCCTTGTGATTGAGGCGGCAGACGGAAAACAATTACCAGTTTATGAGGCCCACGGCGGTTTTATCACTATCAAGGGAAAACAATACCCCATTAAGTTGGCGGACGGATTTTACATTATCCGAAAACTGACTGTTACAGAGTGCAAACGCCTCCAGACAGTGCCGGACACATACGCCTTTCCCGTCAGTCCCACCCAAGCGTATAAAATGCTGGGCAACGGGTGGACGGTGGACGTGATTGCCCACATTATGAGCCATTTTGATGGGCTGACAGCGGAGCCGGTGGAAGTGCTGTCCATGTACGACGGCATGAGCTGCGGCCATATAGCCCTGGACAAGCTGGGGGCAGAGATTACCACCTACTACGCCACCGAGATCGACAAGTACGCGATCCAGACTACCCAGCATAATTTCCCGAACACGGTGCAACTGGGAGACGCATTTCAGGTAAGGGATAACGATTGGGAATTACGAAAGGAGCGATAGTGTGAACCGATTGCAGGAAAGGCGGCTGGCGCTTGGACTGTCCCAGCCGGACGTGAGCGCGAAACTGAAAGAGATCGACCCCCGCATGGATGTCGGTATGGTGTCCCGCTTTGAGCGAGGCGCTTGCCTTCCTACTCCCCTTGTCCTGGAACGCCTGGAAATCATCTTGCAAGCCACCAGGAGCGATCTTTTCGGAGCGGACGAGCTGGGCGTTATCCATATCGCGGAAGCGCCCAGGGAAACCAAATCCCCTACCACGATCATGATTCAGAATGCTATCCCCGTAGGACGCCGGAACGCCATCAAGCGGGAAGCACTGGCGAAGAAGCTGCACATGACGGACCGCAAAATGCGGGAGGCCATTGAACAGGCCAGAAGCGAGGGCCTTATCATCATCTGCGAGTGCAACGGGCGCGGCTACTACCAGAGCAGCGACCTGGACGAGATCAGCTACCAGTACCGCCAGGACACCAGCCGCGCAATGTCTATCCTGAAACGACGTAAGCCCATGCGGGACCTTCTGAAAGAGGCGGGCCGCAGCGTATAGAACCAAAAACCGCGAATTTTGATTTTAAGGAGGAAAAGATCATGGAAAATCAGGACCATGCAACCATCGGAGACGGCATGACCCAGGAGCGGGAGGCAAAGATTCTGGAAGGCGCCATTGAGAAGTGGGGCGCCACGGCGCAGGTTGTCGTGGCAATCGAGGAGCTTTCCGAACTGCAAAAGGAGCTGTGCAAGTTTCTCCGCTACGGAAGCTGTGAAGCGCTGACCATGCACGACGAAATGGCGGACGTCAGCATCATGCTGAACCAGCTCTCGTTGATCTTCGGAGACCCTACAGACCGGGAGATCGCCAAGCTGGAGCGTCTGGAAGGCCGGGTGTTCCGCAATGAGTGACCCTGAACGCTCCCTGGAACCGCCGGAGGAGAAGCCGGCGCCCCGCTGCCCCTATTGCGGAGAGGAATGCGAGACCCTTTACCGGGACCGCTTCGGCGTTGTATTCGGCTGCGAGAACTGCGTAGATACCCTGGATGCCTACGATAACAGGCACCTTGCAAGTTAATTATGATGCAGGAGGACAAGCATTATGAAAGGAATTAGGCGCGTATCCACGCGCAACATGAGCCGCCCTGAATGGCTGGCACGCCGCCGCAACACCATCGGCGGCAGCGACGCCGCCGCAATCGTTGGACTGAGCCGTTACGGGAGCCAGTACAGCGTGTTCATGGATAAGACCGGCAGGCTGCCGGACAAGCCTGACAACGAGGCCATGCGCCAGGGACGGGACCTGGAAGAGTACGTGTCCCAGAGATTCGAGGAAGAGACCGGGAAGAAGGTCCGCCGCCTCCAGGCTATGCTTTACAATCCGCTTTACCCCTTCGCTCATGCCGATGTTGACCGCATGGTATGCGGAGAGGACGCCGGACTTGAGTGCAAGACAACCTCCACGCTGGATGTGAAGCAATTCCACGGCGTGGAATTCCCGGAGAAGTATTACGCACAGTGCGTACATTACATGGCCGTGACCGGCTGCGAACGCTGGTATCTGGCTGTCCTGGTATTTGGACGTGGATTCTTCGTCTACACCCTGGAACGGGACCAGGCGGAGATCGATGCCCTTATGACAGCGGAGAAAGGATTCTGGGCTGGTTATGTTGAAACGGACACTCCCCCAGGCCCGGACGGTTCAGACGCCACCACGGAGGCCATGCAGACCATCTATTCCGACAGCAGGCCGGAAGAACGCACTCTGTTCGGGCGCGACATGATCCTGGATGAATACTGCACGCTGAAACGGCAGAGCAAGGCCATCAAGGACCGCATGAGCGAGATTGAGAACATCATCAAGGAAGATATGCAGGATGCCGAGCGCGGAAACTGCGACCGCTACACGGTCTCCTGGAAGTCCCAAATCAGAAAGACCTTCGACGCGAAGGCATTTTCCGCCGCACACCCTGAAATCGACATTCAGCCCTATTACAAAGTCAGCACCGCCCGCCCCTTCAAGGTGCAGGAGCAGGCGAACGAAGAATAAATTTTGCAGGAGGACATCATTATGGCAAACACGATTCAGAAATCCACAGCGGCCCAGGCGGCCAGGACCAACGGAAACAGCGCGCCCACCATGCAGCAGTACATCAAGCAGATGGAAGGCGAGATCAAGAAGGCCCTCCCCTCTGTGATTACCCCGGAGCGGTTTACCCGCATCGTTCTGAGTGCCCTTTCCACAAATCCGAAGCTGGAAACCACCACGCACCAGAGCTTCCTGGGCGCCATGATGACCGCCGCGCAGCTTGGCCTTGAACCCAACACCCCGCTTGGGCAGGCGTACCTGATTCCCTTCTGGAACGGGAAAAACAAGTGCCTGGAATGTCAGTTCCAGCTTGGCTACAAGGGCCTCATTGACCTGGCGTATCGCTCCGGCGAAGTCAGCGTCATTCAGGCGCAGATCGTCTACGAGAACGACGATTTCTCCTATTCCTTCGGTCTGAATCCGGAGTTGAAGCACATCCCGGCCAAGAGCGAACGCGGCAATCCTACTGCTGTTTACGCCATGTTCCGCACGAAGGACGGCGGCTATGGCTTCGAGGTTATGAGCATGGAGGATGTGAGGGCGCACGCCAAGAAGTTCTCCAAGGCGTACAGCAGCGGCCCGTGGCAGACGAACTTCGAGGAGATGGCAAAGAAAACCGTCCTCAAGAAGGTTTTGAAGTATGCTCCCCTGAAATCCGATTTCGTGCGCGGGATCGCCCAGGACGAGACCATTAAAACCGAACTGAGCGAGGATATGTACTCCGTCCCCGGCGTCGTGATCGAGGCGGAGGATGTGGATTACACCGATGTGGAAACGCCTGCAACGGACCCTCATACCGGAGAGGTTATCGAGGAACCCCGGTATGAGGGAGACCAGCAAACCATCTAATCAGCCAAGGAGGACGGGCCATGATTCCCTGGATACAGGTTTACAGCAACCTCCCCCAGCATAAAAAGACCTCCCGCCTTGCGGAGGAACTGAAAATCAGCAGCGCCGTTGTAGACCCTAATATGGTTGCCGTCGGTATCCTGATCGGGCTTTGGACCTGGGCGATCCAGAACGCCTACGACGGAGACCTCTCAGAGTGCAGCGCAAGGACGATTGCCAACGCCTGCCAATGGAAGAAGAAGCCGGAAACCCTTGTTACGGCTTTGAAGAAAACCGGTTGGCTGGACGCTGATATGAGGCTGCACGATTGGGAGGAATACGCCGTCCTCCTGATCGACCAGGAGGAAAACCGAAAGGCAAAGACCCGTGACAGAGTGAACCGTTACAGAAGCAAAAAGGCGGCATCATGTAACGTTACACAATGCGCACCTTGTAACGTTACAGACACGCATTGTAACGCTCCTACCGTACCTAACCTAACCAAACCAGACCAATTATTCTCTGGTGGTGGTGATGATGCGCGGGCGCGGGCGAGCGAGGAAATTTCCGATTTTGCCGCATGGAGGGACATTGACCCCAGCCTGTATTTCGGCATGACGCCGGAAATCCATGCGGAGGTTGAGGCGTTCACAAACGCCGCCTTCTCCCGCTTCGCAAAACGGCAACCGACGGAAAACGACGATGCGCAGGCATTCATGGCGCTGTACAGCAGCCGGGAGGACCCTGTGACCGGAAACTGGATCATGACGATCCCCCGTGACAACAAGGACCTTCTGCTGTACGCCTTCGAGGCGGCCAGCAACGCCGGGAAGCCTGGCGACTGGAGGTATATCAACGGCGTGCTATCCAAACTGCGCCAGCGCGGTATCCGCACCTTGCAGGAGGCGGAGGACTACGACGCCGGAAGAACGGACGATGGATTCTGATGCGGAGGGGTGAAAGACGTGGCGGACTACTGGCACAAGAACTGGACTTGCCCGTTCTTCGTGCGGAGCGATAAAAAGCGCGTCTGCTGTGAAGGCGGCTGCGTCCAGTCTTTCCCGGATGTCGATACGGCAAAAGAGTTCATGGAACGGCTCTGCGCCAGCAAGGACCGGAACTGGGAGAGCTGTTCCCTGGCTTCTGCCCTTCTGCGATATTACGAACGCAAGGAGAATGAAAACGATGAACAAAGCACAGAGAAGCAAAATTAAGATCAACGGCTTGCAGGCCCAGAACACCAAGCTCCATGAAATCTGCACCCAGCAGCGGGAGGCTATCACAAAGCTGTCCGGCCAGAACCGGGAACTCGGTATCGCCGTGGACAGCATCCTGGCCGCCGTTGCGAAAAAGTACGGCGAAAAAGTCCAGGAGGACGGTGTGACCCTCGGTTACAGGATCACGATTCCTGTGGAACTCGTTGCAGAGGCGTTGAAGAAGTACGAAGTCAAGTCCAGGAAGGACGATGAGACCCATGAATACGTGATCGGCGTATTTGCGAAGGAGGAGAAGAAATGACGAACCAGGAAGCGGCCTATATCCTTGACCCGGAGACCACACGGAAGGCGCTTGCGCCCTACGCCCTGGATTGCCAAGCGCGGATGGCTGTTGTCAACGAGGCCTGCGCTGTGGCAGCGAAGGCTCTGCGCGAAACTGTCTGGATCAGCGTCAAGGACAAGATGCCGCCCACCGGCGTCCGCGTCCTGGTGTGCCGGAAAACAAGATCTGGGAAGGTTGTTGAACCCGGAATCGCCGGATTCGACGGATTCTTCACAGTTCCAGTTGGGAGGACCAAGAACGTCACCCACTGGATGCCCATGCCGAAGGCTTCGGAGGCGTGAACATGGAGAGACTGACAAAACGACTTGAAGATGGGCAGGCTGTTATGGATTGTGCGGCGTGCGGAGTTTCCTGGCACAAAAAGCGTAAGAAAGATATTCCGTATTGCACGGCGCTGTTTTGCAGGAACCGCCTGAAAGAACGCCTCGCCGCCTACGAGGACACCGGCCTGGATCCGCAGGATATTATTTCTGCGGCAGATATGGCCAAAATCGCTTGTGCTCTTCATGAACTGAACGCTTATAAAGACCTCGGAACCATTGACCACCTACGCGAACTGTCCGATGCAGATCATGACGGCAGACTGGTGTTGCTGCCGTGCAAGGTGGGGGACCATGTTTGGGTGAACGGCAGAGAAGCAATCGTTGTGTGGTTTTTCGGATATAAAACAGAGCGATACCTACATACACAGTTTCTCGACAATGCACAGTATATCGACATACCGTTCAGCGAAATCGGCAAAACCGTCTTCCTGACCCGTGAGGAGGCGGAGGCGGAGCTGAAAGGAGAACACGATGGATAAGTATGATGAAATTGCGAACCGCTTATCGGCTGCGGCAGATCGGAAGCGTACTATGGCACAAATCAAAGCGCAATCGGAGATCGACGCAATTAACCGTGAGTATGCTGCTTATGTGGATGGTGTTGATGATGCCATAAGACAAATCCGGGCGGCAGAGGCGATGCACGGGAAAGGCGGTGACGCCTAATGTCTAAGTGCAGAGGGTGTGGAGCAGATATTATCTGGATCAAGACACCGGCCGGAAAGAGTATGCCTTGTGATCCTAAGCAGATAGTTTACTGGCAGAAAGTAGGCGCTCCTGGAAAGATTGTAACTCCGAACGGAGATGTCATAAGCTGCGAGTTCTGCGGAGAATCAAGCAAGGCAACCGGAATAGGGTATAGGCCTCATTGGTTTACCTGCCCGGAAGCCGGTAGCTTTAAGAAGGGACGGTGACTGCTGATGTTGGTTGATGTCGCTTTAGTCAAAACCCATATCAAGCCAAAGGCGACAAGCACTCTTCGAAACATGAAAAAAGATGCCCTGATTGAGTATATCAGAACACTGGAATACAACTACAACACTGCGGTTTCTTTCAATAATCAGCAGGCAGAAAACTTCCTGAAGATTTGCGAAGAGTGCAAGAAAGGCGGTGAGGGCTGAATGACCAGAGAGGAAGCTATTCAGTATGCAGAAAAGAAAATAGACAGCGCATCTTACCGCCTTGAAATGGGATATGGAACTCAACGAGTGTGACTTCGCGGATGGAGAATGCCCTCACGGAAGTGATATTGTTTGGTGGCTCCAGCAGCCAGCGGAGGAGGACAAGCATGAGACTGATTGATGCGGACGCGCTTGGCGTTGGGAGATGCAGCAAAGATATTCTACCTGCCGCCTATTGCGCAGGATGGAATGGCTTGATAGGGCTGATAGAAAAAGCGCCAACCATTGACGCCGTACCTGTGGTGCGATGCGAGAACTGCGAGCACCATTACTGGGAGCAAGAACCATGTCACGGGAAGAGTGTTCATTATTGCAAACTTCCTCACATGAGGGGCGTTGAAGTGTTCAAAGAATTTTTCTGCTACTACGGAGAACGGAAAGAAGGCGCTGACAATGGCTGAGTATATCCGTAGAGAAGATGCGATTAAGTGCATCGAAGGTCAGTGTGTTGACGGGAAAATGTGGGGGGATGACGAGAGCGAAGGAACGCTGATTGAAGCGTATTCTGCGATAGATGACTTGATGGAGATTCCGCCAGCCGACGTCGCCCCGGTGCGGAATGGGCGGTGGTTAGACGGAAAATGTACCGTCTGCGGATGGGAGGAACCAGACGTGTGCACCTATGACGGTTATGAAACTGAGAGCTGGGTTGAGACACCATACTGACCTAAATGCGGAGCAAAGATGATGGAGTGCTGGCCGATGGAAGCACAGGAGCCGAGATTAAAGGCCTGCCCGTTCTGCGGCGGTGAAGCGGAGCTTTACCGAGGGAGCCAGAACCACGACGGCCATATGGTTGAATATGTCCTGGTTCGCTGCACCAACTGCAAGGCCGGGACCAGACGGACGGAATACCCGGCGGCGGAGCCGGTACATCCGAACGAGGACGCGAAAGCCGCGAGATTATGGAACAGGAGGATCAGACAGACATGGGACTGAATGCAAAGGACCTGGCCCGCCTTAGCCCGAACGCACAGCGGCAGGTGGCAAAGCAGTACGCCAAGCAGAACCGGCAGCGGGAGAAGCGGACCGGCAAGGGAAACAAGTACAACGCCAAGCCGACCGACGTTGTGATGCCGGACGGAACCGTGCGCCGCTTCTCCAGCGAAAAGGAAGCCAACCGATTCCGGGAACTGCAAATGATGGAGAAGGCCGGTGTCATCAGCGATCTGCGCTGCCAGGTGCCTTACCTTCTGATTCCGCATCAGAAGCGGGACGATGGAAAGACCGAACAGCCTTGCAGGTACATAGCAGATTTCGTGTACCACGACGGAGAGCGAGAGGTTGTGGAGGATGTGAAGGGATACACGGACCCGAAGAGTGCAGCGTACAAGCTGTTCACCGTGAAGCGGAAGCTCATGCTGCAGGTATGGGGTATCACGATCAAAGAAGTCTGAATACGGAGGATTCGCCCTGGACGTTTTTTGCGCCCAGGGTATTCCCCTTTGTGCGGGAAGGAACCCTCTTTCTCTTTTTTCTTTATATATTTCTTTTTTCTCTTTATGGGAAGAAGGGCGTATAGCATCTCACACCACCCGTCATGGGGTGAAAATAAAAAAACCGACTGATATGCTTTATTCACGAAACAGCGAGAAAGGAGGCCTCCGCCGTGTCTAAACCAAATAAGAAAAATGTCGGCGCCCCTCCGAAGTTTACCTCGAAAGAGGAAATGCAAGAGAAAATCGACAATTATTTCAAAGACTGCGATGGGGAACCGTTCATTGTGGACGGAGAACCCCTCCGAGACAAATACGGGAACATCATCATGGTAGGAAGCCATCCGCCGACCATCACAGGCCTTGCCCTGGCTCTGGGATTCCACTCACGGCAGACGCTGCTGAACTACCAGGGCAAGAAAGAATTCATGGACACGGTTACACGCGCGAAGATGCGTGTTGAACAATATTGCGAGGAGCGCCTGTTCGATAAGGACGGCCAGCGCGGTGCTGAGTTCAACCTGAAATACAACTTCCGTTGGGCGCAGGAGGACACCGGCGGAGATGATGAAGATGGCAGAGGCGTTATTCTCATGCCGGAGGTAAAGACCGATGGGAAGTAAAAACATCGTCTGGAAGCCGCAGCCGCGGCAGGAAGTGTTCATGGCCCGCCCGGAGTACGAGGCCCTTTATGGCGGCGCCGCCGGCGGCGGTAAGTCTGACGCCATTATCATTGAAGCGCTCCGGCAGGTGCATATCCGCTACTACAAGGCGCTGATCCTGCGAAAGACCTACAACCAGCTAGGAGAATTGATCGACAAGTCTCTGAACTACTACCCCCGCGTGTTTCCGAAGGCCAAGTACAACGGAAGCACACATACCTGGACATTCCCCAGCGGCGCGAAGATCATCTTCGGCTCCATGCAATACACCAAGGACCGAACCAAGTACCAGGGCCAAGCCTATGACTTTATCGCATTTGACGAGCTGACGCACTTCACCTGGGAGGAATACAGCTACCTCTTCTCCCGGAACCGACCCAACGGGCCGGGAACCCGCGTTTATATCCGCGCATCCGCCAACCCTGGAGGCGTCGGCCACGGATGGGTAAAGGAACGGTTTATCACGGCGGCGAAGCCGATGCAAACCATATGGGAGGATGTCACCTGGAAAGACCCCACCGGAGAGGAACACCACGCCATGCAGAGCCGCATCTTTGTTCCTTCCAGCGTTTTTGACAACCCCGCCTTGCTGCAAAATGACCCGGATTACATCAAACGCCTTGCCTCCATGCCGGAGGCGGAGCGGAACGCGCTGCTTTATGGAGACTGGAACACATTCAGCGGCCAGGTATTCACGGAATGGGTAAACGACAGCGCGCACTACAAGGACCGGAAGAATACCCACGTGATCTCTCCTTTCCTGATACCGAAAGACTGGTCAATCTGGTGCGGACTGGACTGGGGCTATTCAAAGCCATTCTCCGTCGGCTGGTATGCAGTTGACCATGAGCGAAGGCTTTACCGCATCCGGGAGCTGTACGGCTGCACAGGATCGCCGAACACCGGCGTCAAATGGGAGCCTTCCGCCGTAGCCAGGAAGATCAAAGAGATCGAGGCGGAGGACCAGAACTTGAAGGGACGCACGGTCCACCGTGTCGGAGACCCTGCAATCTGGGGAAGCGACGGAACAGAGAGCATTGGAGCCCTGATGGAGCGGGAGCGCGTCTACTTCGAGCGTGGCGACCACGCCCGCATTGACGGAAAGATGCAGGTTCACCACCGACTTGCCTTTGACGAGGACGGCGTACCTATGCTCTACGTATTCGACACTTGCAAGCACTTCATTCGCACGGTCCCGAACCTGGTGTACGACGAAACCAACGTCGAGGACATCGACACAGACGGCGAGGATCACATTTACGACGAGCTGCGCTACGTGTGCATGAAGAATCCCATTGCTGCAAGGATTCGCGCGGTTCCCGTTGTGAAGCCCTATGACCCGCTGGACCTCGCAAATGACCGTCAGACCTATGACAGATACGATTTCTTCAGAAAGTATTGAGGAGGAAAACACTATGGAATTTTTCGGAAAGCAGATTCAGATGCCCGGTAGCGTGGGCAGTTCCGCTTCCAACGGCTTACCCGGCGTCGTTCCCGGCAATGAGCAGCCACTTTCTCCTGATATGGCCGCCATGCTCATGAAGCGCGGCAGCAATCAGAAGGTTATCGGAGAAGAGGATGTTAAGCGGGCATCTGAAATCCTGGCGAAGTACAAATCCGGCAAGGCGAACCTGGAAGAGCGCATTGTGCAGAATGAGCTTTGGTGGGAGCTGCGCCACTGGGAAGCCATTCGCGGGGCCAAAAACGGCAGGAGCGCCGTCCCTGACGCGAACGGCAATCCGCCTCCCCTGGACCCGAACAGCCCGGAGCCTACCAGCGCATGGCTTTTCAACAGCATTATGAACAAGCACGCGGACGCTATGGACAACTTCCCGGAGCCGATTGCTCTGCCGAGAGAGCGCAGCGACGAGGAAAGCGCGAAGATTCTGTCCTCCGTCCTCCCTGTCATTCTGGAATGCAACGACTTCGAGCAGACCTATTCCGACAACTGGTGGGAGAAGCTGAAACACGGCACCGCCGCATACGGCGTGTTCTGGAACACCACCAAGGATAACGGCCTGGGAGACATCGACATCCGGGAAATTGACCTTCTCAAGCTGTTTTGGGAACCTGGCATTACCGATATTCAGAAGTCCCGCAATCTGTTTATCGTTGACCTGGTGGACAATGACGTGCTGGATCAGCAGTATCCGCAGCTGAAAGGCAAGGTGCGCGGCAACGCCGTGGATGTGAAGGAATATATCTACGACGATACCGTTGACACCAGCGATAAGAGCGTCGTGGTGGACTGGTACTACAAGGTCAAGTCCCCCAACGGGAAAACCCTGGTCCACTACGTCAAGTTCGTGGGCGACACGCTGCTTTATGCCAGCGAGAATGACCCGGAGTGCCGGGATCGCGGTTTCTATGACCACGGCCTGTATCCCGTCGTGCTGGATGTGCTGTTCCCGGAGAAGGGAACGCCCGTCGGATTCGGCTATGTGGCGATCTGCAAGGACCCGCAGCTTTACGTGGATAAGCTGTCAAGTAATATCCTGGAAAACGCCATGATGGCGACGAAGCGCCGGTACTTCGCCTCCGATTCCACCAACATCAATGAGGACGAGTTCATGGACTGGAACAAGCCGATTGTCCATGTGCAGGGTGAATTGGACGATAGGCGACTGAAAGAGATTGTATGCTCCCCCCTGGATGATATTTACGTCAATATCATGCAGATGAAGATTGAGGAAATGAAGGACACCGCCGCGAACCGCGACGTGAACAGCGGCGGCGTTGGCTCCGGCGTCACGGCTGCTGCTGCCATTGCCGCCCTTCAGGAGGCCGGAAACAAGGCCAGCCGGGATATGATCTCCGCCAGCTACCGTGCGCACACGCAGATCAACTCCATGTGCATTGAGCTGATCCGGCAGTTCTACGATGTGACACGCAGCTTCCGCATCGTCAGCCCGAATAACAGCAGCGGTTACGATTTTGTTGACCTCAACAACTCCAAGCTGCAAGACCAGCCTATGGGCGCCGGATCTGACGGCCAGATGCTTTACCGCAAGCCCATCTTCGACATCAAGATCAAGGCGCAGAAAAAGAACCCCTTCTCCCGCATGGAGCAGAACGAGCGGGCAAAGGAGCTTTACAACCTCGGATTCTTCAATCCCGAAAGAGCGCAGGAAAGCCTTGGCTGCCTGGATATGATGGATTTCGAGGGCATCGACAAGGTGCGCGAGTACATCAAGCAGGGACAAACCCTCCTGAACATCTGTATGCAGCTTCAGCAGGAAAACCAGCTCCTGAAAGTGGCCCTTATGGGGCCGCAGGCGCAGGCAAGCGGCGGTAACGCCGCAGGAAACGCCGCAGGCGGCGCCAAAAGCAGCGGAGGCGCCAAGCAATCCACACAGTCAGCCGGAGCGGGAAGCAGCCTTGCAAGCGGCATCATGGAGGCCCAGCAGCCTATGACGGGATATGGTGAGAACCTTGCGAAGCGTAGCACGCCGGACATGAACACGAAATGACGAAGGTTTATTTGGAACGGGACGGTGCAAGCTTCCTGGTATCATGCCAGGGGCACGCGACCGGAAGCCCGGAAATGTGTGCGGCGATATCCTGCCTTATCGGGACGCTGGAAGGATGGCTGGAAAACAGCGAATACCATGTGTTGGAATGTCGCGTGGAGCCTGGGGATGTCTGCATCAGATTCCTGGGCGGTATGTTTTGCAAAACCGCTTTCGATGTGATCTGCACGGGATTTCTACGGCTGGAAGCCACAGACAGCGCACATATCTCTGTTGAACTTGTGGAAATCTGAAAATTTTCTCTCTGTTGGGGGTGAAAGTTGATTACCCCCTTTGATACGCTGATACTGTCCTCCTGCATCACCGTGTAGGGCGGCTGGCAGGGTCCCGTTTCCCTGCTTCCGCCCTGGTGGTGTAGGCGACCGGCACACGGAGCCGTCAAGTCCGCGCAGGCGCACGGAGCCTTTAAGTCCGCGAAGGAGGAACGTTATGAAGTTCGAGCATTTGTTTTCCATGAATCTTCGGCTGTTCGATGGCGGCGCTGCCGCTGGTGCATCCGAAGGCGCCGGGGCGACCGCTTCCGGTACGGAAGGCAGCCAGGGTGAGAACCAGGCAACTACTCCCGGTAACACCCGCCGGGGGAAATCGGGCGATTACAGCAATGTGCTGTTTGGCAAACAGGGCGAAGGGGCGGCCGCTTCCGGCACTGTGACAAACGCACAGGAACAGTCCCACGCCGCCGGTGGTGACAACAATCCGGGGGTACAGACTACCTCCAACACTCTGGACGAGCGCCGCAAAGCCTTCCGCGAGTTGGTGACCGGCGAGTTCAAGGACATCTACACCGAGGAAACCCAGCGCATGATCTCCCGCCGTTTCGGTGAACAGCAGGCGCTTGAGCAAAAGGTGCAGGGGCAGCAGGCCGTCATTGATATGCTGATGCAGCGTTACAACATCGGTGACGGGGACCTGTCCAAGCTGACCACAGCACTGGAAAATGACAGTGCGTATTGGTCCGAGGCCGCCGAAGAGGCGGGCATGACCGTAGACCAGTACAAGAAATTTCAGAAGTTGCAGCGCGAAAACGCCAACCTCCAGAAGATGCAGGAGGAGCAGAGGGATAGAGCGCGTTCCCAGCAGCAGGCGCAGAAGTGGTTCCAGGAAGCCCAGGAGGTTTCCAAGAAGTTCAAGGGCTTCAACTTCGCCAAGGAGTTGCAGAATCCTGAATTTGCCGCTATGCTCCGCGCCGGGACCCCTGTTGAACACGCCTTCAAGGTCATGCACTTTGACGAGCTGATGAACGGGGCTATCCAGGTAACGGCTGCAAACACTGAAAAGATGGTGGCAAACAATGTCCGCGCCAAGGGCAACCGGCCCGCAGAAAACGGCACCAACGCCCAGAGTGCATTTACCGTGAAGGACGATCCCTCCAAGCTGACAAAGCAGGATTTTGAGGAAATCGCCCGGAGAGTTGCACGAGGGGAGATTATCAGCTTTTAACCTGTCCTCCCCTCCTGTATTGTACAGAAGGGAGTATTACAGATGAAAACTATCATCAAGAAGTTCAAGGCTATGAGCCTGCGTCTGTTTGACGCGAACACCAACGTGACGACCGATCCCGGCCTGTCCAACGAGATGAAAACGTTCTATTCGAACTACCTCATCAACCTGGCGGAGCCGGAGCTGGTGCACGACCAGTTCGGCCAGAAGCACCCCATTCCCAAGAATGGTGGCAAGATCATCGAATTCCGTAAATACAGCGCCCTCCCCAAGGCGCTGACCGCACTGACCGAAGGCGTTACCCCCGCCGGTCAGAAGCTGTCCATGAGCGTGATCACCGCGACTGTGGCACAGTACGGCGGCTTCATTGAGCTGTCTGACGTGCTGCTGCTGACCGCCATCGACAACAACCTGATGCAGGCGACCACCGCCCTTGCTTCCCAGGCTGGCCGTACCCTGGACACCATCACCCGTGAAGTCCTGGTGGGAGGCACCAACGTCCAGTACGCCGAGGGCCAGGTGAGCGCCCGCGCGAATCTGGTTGGCGGTTCCGCCACCGATGCCGACAACCACTACATGACCGTTGAGGCGGTCCGCAAGGCTGTCCGCACCCTGAAGGTCATGAACACCCCGCGCATCAATGGCAGCTTTGTCGGCATCATCCATCCCGACTGCGCGCACGATCTGATGTCCGACCCCAAGTGGGTGAACGTCAAGACCTACTCCGATCCCAGCGGCATCTACGAGGGTGAGATCGGCAAGATCGAGGGCGTTCGCTTCGTTGAGACCAGCGAGGCGAAGATCTGGAAGAAGGCCGGTAAGAACATGGCTACCGGCTCCGCCGTTGCCACCGACCGCGACGTGTACGCTACTCTGATTCTGGGTGCCAACGCCTACGGCGTTACCGAGGTCACCGGCGGCGGCCTCCAGCACATCGTCAAGCAGCTGGGCAGCGCCGGTACTGCCGACCCCCTGAACCAGCGCGCAACCGCTGGCTGGAAAGCAATCAAGGTTGCCGAGCGCCTGGTTGAAGAGTACATGGTCCGCGTTGAGACCACCAGCTCTTTCAACGACGCCCCCGCCAACTAATGAAATAAGGGCCGCCCGCTTCCGTGGGCGGCCCGCATGAAATGGAGGACAAACGTATGGCAAAAGAGAAGGAAAACGCCGCATTGGCTGGAGAAGAGGCTACCGGCACTCCCGTCATGACCGCCGAGGAAATGCAGAAGATGCTGGAAGAGGCCCGCGCGGCCAAGGAGGAAGCCAGGGCGGCACAGGAAGAGGCACGGGCCATGCTGGACCAGGCAAACGCCGCATTGGCTGCTGCCAAGGAAGCGCAGGAGGCGCATACCGGCAAGGATGCTTCTTCCGGCGATACGGAGCCGGAAGAGGACGAGGAGACGAAGCGCCGCCGCCTGTTCATGGAAGAGCAGGAGCGGGACCGCCAGTATATGGAGGAAAAGGTCCCCGTCGAGCTGTTCAAGGACAACGGCAAGTACAAGGGTGACGTCCTGGTATGCGTCAACGGCGAGCGGCTGTTGATCAAGCGCGGTGTGAGGGTGGAAATCCCCCGCAAGTTCGCCCTGGTCCTGGAGGAATCCGCCAAGCAGGACACCGCCACGGCGAACCTGATCGAGAGCGAAAGTTCCCGGTATGAGGCGGAAGCCGCCGCGCTGAACATCTGACCTCACAATTCCATACCTACCGCGATACCCTTGTCCGTTTTCGCAGCGGATTCTTTACGACACGGCGTAGAGAGAGTGCTTCGGCGCTCCCTCTGCGCCTTTTTCAATCAGAAGAAAGGGGGATTTTATGGAACAGAGAATTGTAAATCTCCAAATTAAGAACGAATACATTATCGGCTCCGGCGTTTCCGTCGGCGCCGTCGGCTCTCATGATGATGTTCTTCTGGAAATGGATTTCCGAGGCTCATTCTACTGGGCCGGGACTACCAGGCGTGCTATTTTCTCAAATGCTCTCGGAGAAAGCAGGACGCCTATTATTTTGGGCACCGATCTCCTGGAAGAGGGACAAAGCGAAGTATACCTCGTTCCTGTTCCGCAGGAAGCGAAGGACGTTGCCGGAGAATGCTTCCTGACTGTTGAGGGATTCGTGACGGATGCAGACGGAAAAGAGATCATCCGATGCGTGACAGAGGAAGCGCGGTTCCGCGTCCTCCCGTCCAAGATGTACACCAACGACAGCGATCCGGTTACGCCGTCGCAGGCGGAGCAGCTCCAGGCTGAAATCGACGAGATCAAGCAGACCATCGTCAATGTGACCGATTCCAAAGAATATTCCGCAGAAAAGGCGGAGCTTGCTGGCGCCCACGCGCTCACTTCCGAATCCTGGGCGGTTGGACAGAAAGACGGCAAGGACGTTGAAGAAACTGATCCTACCTACCAGAACAACGCAAAGTGGTGGAGTGGCATTGCGGAAGCTGCCAAGTCCGCAGCTCTGGCAGCCAAAGAAAGCGCCGAGAAGGTGCTTGCAAGCCTCGTAGAGACCGCCGACGAGAAGATCGCGGCTGCCGCACGGGAAGTCACCAACGCGAAAAGCTGGGCCGTCGGAGGGACCGGAACGAGAACCGGAGAGGACACCGACAACGCCAAGTATTGGAGCGAACAGGCAGCAGCGGCGGCAGGAGGCGGCGTCACCAGCTTCAAAGGAAGGACTGGCTCTGTCGTTCCTGTGAGCGGAGATTATACCGCAGATATGGTTGGCTCCTACTCCAAGGAAGAGATCAACACCCTTTTGCAGGGATTTTCCGCCAAGAGTACGGTTTTCAATTCTGACGGCTCCATCACGGAGACCGGCGCTGACGGCTCCACAAAGGTAACGACCTTCGGAGACGGAGTAATCACGGAGGTATATCAGGCGGGAGAGCTGACCGCTACCAAAACGACCACGTTCAACGCGGACGGATCCATCACAGAAAGCATTTCGTAAGGAGGACGCTATGAGTTGGGCAGAAGCGAAATATATCATTGATGAAGTTGGAAAGAAAATCGAAGCGCACGCCCCTGTGTGGCCGCAGATCGTTGTGACAGCACCTGCCGGAAGCACCGTTACCGCGACGCAGGGCGACAAGGTGCTCACCGCAGAGGAAGTATCCGGCACCTGGACATTCGATGTACCCACCTATGGCGAGTGGTCTATCCACGCCACGCTGGGTGAGGATGAAAAGACGAAGATCGTCAACGTGGCGGAGGTCAAGAGGTACACCCTCACGATCACCTATTTCGTGGCAACGATTTCCGTTGATACCGAGGAAGGCGCGACAGTTACCGCCTCTATTGGCTCCACGTCCTATACCAGCCAAGCTGTTGACGGCGTTGCTACCTTCTCCGTCGAGATGCCCGGTACTTATGAGCTGGAGTGCACCGTTGACGGCGTGACGGCTGTCAACAAGGCGTATGCCATCGTCGAAACGAAAGGCTCTACCGTCAAGGCCACTGTCGGCTTTGTATATGGCTATCAGCGGACGAAGGCCACCACGGACCCGGCAGGCCGTATCGCATACACGGACGATTGCGTCGGTTTCTCCCCTGCTGCTATGGATTTCAGCAACAGTGTGTTCCTGTACGGCTCCTGGGAGGCATTCTGCACGGAGATCAACCGCCCTGTCATGCTGAAATACGACGGCACGGAGGATTACGAGCTGGATCGGAACGACCAGACGAAGAAGGCTGACGGAACGTCCTCCGACATTGCCAGCACTTCCTATGGAGGCAACGCTATGAGCGCTTTTAAGAAACTCTATGTGTGCCGGGAGGATGATGGGACCTATGAGACTGTCAAATTCAGCCGCTTCAAGTTGAACGACAGCTACAAGGCCTACGCCCATACCAACGCAAACGGCGTGGAGCGGGACTATTTCTACTACTCCATGTTCAAGGGCAGCAATGTTTCCTCCGTCCTCCGCTCCATCGCCGGCCAGGGCGTTATGGCCAGCCAGACGGCGGCCACCGAAATGAACTATGCCAAGGCCAACAACACCAAGGGCGGCATCTCCGGCGACGGATGGAACACCATCTACAAATCCCAGTGGGACTTCATCAACGACCTGCTTACCCTGATTACCAAGAGCGACAACAACCAGGCAACGCTGGGCTGGGGCCGCTGCGCAAGCGGCAACAGCGCCGGTATCACTCCCGGCGGCCTAAAGGCGAAGGGCCAGTTCTTCGGCTATACCGATCAGACCAGCAGCGTGAAGGTTTTCTACATTGAGGACTTCTACGGCAACTACTGGGATCGTATGGCTGGCATGGTCCTGATTGGCGGCAAGGTCTATACCAAGATGACCGGCCCCTACCCTGCACCCACGAACGACGCGGCGACCTATACCGGAGCCGGTTACGTTGACAGCGGCGTAACCGTCGGCGGCACTTCCGGCCAGATCGTTACGGCTGCCGTGATGTCCGAACAGGGCTATATCCCCAAAACCGCCAGCGGCGGCACGTCGGACAATACCGCCTACTGCGACGGCCTTTGGTTCAATGCGAGCCAGGTTGATTACGCGCTTGTCGGCGGCAACTGGGACAACGGTGTGCGCGTGGGCGGTCGTTACGTGAATCTGAGCTACCTCGCCTCGCGTACGTACGCGAACATCGTCTCTCGCCTCTCTTATTTAGCTCCTTAAGCGGGGGACTGGGGGCGGCCAGCCCTCACTAAAAAGAGCGGCAAATAGCAGAAACTTCATGATTACGCTGAAAGCACCCCATCGGGCGGCGACGCGCGAGGGAGCGTGTTTTGCGGTGTTGTTCCCCGTTTCGTTTCCCCGCGCTTGTCGGCGGCAACTGGAACAACGGTGTGCACGTGGGCGGTCGTTACGTGAATCTGAACAACCTCGCCTCGAATACGAACGCGAACATCGTCTCTCGCCTATCTTATTTGACGTGTATTTTCATCAGTGCGCGTCGTCGTCCGCGCCCCTTGGCGAAAATTAGACCGTAAGGAGCAGGGCCTAGTAAGCCGGAAGGATTTGAAAAGCCTTGAGGTCAATAAGAGGACGACTATGAAACGAACTGGCTATCTCTTTGAGAAAATCTCTGATATTCAAACCATCAAAACAGCTATCCACAAGGCCGCAAAAGGCAAAAGAAAGCGGGATGTTGTGCGTAAAATTCTTGCAAATGAGGATTACTACGCCAATGAGATCAAGTTCATGCTGGACAACGGCACATACAGGCCTGCACCGTATGCAACCTGCGTTGTGCGTGACGGCGTTCGGCGCAAGGAGCGGTTGATCTCAAAGCCGCATTTCTATCCTGACCAGATTATCCACTGGTGCATCTACCTGACTTTGCAGCCGGTATTATTCCACGGCGTCTACACCTACACCTGCGGGAGCATTCCGGGACGTGGCGTCCACTATGCGAAGAAGTATATAGAACGATCTCTCCGGCATGACCGGAAGCACACGAAATACTATTTGCAGATGGATGTTCGGAAGTTCTATCCATCCATCAAGATTGACATTCTCATGGATATGCTTCGCAGGAAAATCAAAGACCGTCGGGCGCTTGATCTCATTTCGCTGATCCTGCGGCGGAGCGACGAACTCCCTATCGGCATCCTGCTTTCCCAGATGTTTGCCAATTTCTATTTGCAGGATATGGACCACTTCATCAAGCAGGTGCTTGGTGCTGCGCATTACGTCCGGTACATGGACGACATGATTATCTTCGGCAGCAGCAAGCGCTCCCTACATAAGATGCGGGCTGCCATCTCTGAATATCTGGGCGGCATCGGGCTTCACCTGAAGGACAACTGGCAGGTGCGCAGGACGGACGCTGAACCTCCTGACATTGCCGGATTTAGATTCTACCGCGACAGAACCATCCTGCGAAAGAGCGTGATGCTCCGCATTACCAGGAAGGCGCGGAAGATCGCAAAGAAAGGCAGGATCAGCGAGAGGGACGCGGGCGCTATTGTTTCCTATATGGGATGGCTGAAATGCACGGATACCTACTCCGTGTATGAAGTATGGGTAAAACCGTATGTGAGCGTTGCCGAATGCAAGCGCGTCATAAAACGGTTTGCGAAATATCGGAATGAAGTAACTATTCAGAACCAATATCTTGATTATTTACTTTGGAATACGCAAATGAACCTGACGCCAGGAAAGTGAGGAACAACGAATGAAATTTCAGCTTTCTTTTAAGGGAACCGTCCGGGAACGCCTGGACGCCATTACTTCCATGTGCAACCTGCTTGCCCAGCAGATGTTCTACGGGAAAATGAGGGACCAGGAGAATTTGAACGCCATCACCTTTGTCACTCTGGCGGAGAGCGGCGCCATCGACAGCGTTACCGCCTCCGAACACACCGACGCATTTGATGGGTGGCATCCCTCTGTTTCCTATAAGGCGGGCAATATCCGCGTGCGAGACGGGAAGCTGTGGAAGTGCATCCAGGATCACACCAGCCAGGAGGACTGGAAGCCGGAGGAATCCCCAAGCCTTTGGGTAAATATCTCCGACCCGGCGGAGGAATGGCCCGCATGGAGCCAGCCGGTGGGCGCTCACGACGCGTACAGCGCCGGAGATAAAGTGTCCCACAACGGAAAGCACTGGATTTCCACGGCTGACAGCAACGCGTGGGAGCCCGGTGTCTACGGATGGGAGGAATCTTCCGAATGAGCAATCTTGAAGTGATCGAATCCTTGTGCGCACAGCTTCGGAGCGCCCTTTGCATCATCGAAGAGCAGGCGCAGATTATGGCGTCTCACGGCATTGAGGAATCAAGAGATATTGAGACGTGCACATACCTGGAAGAACGCCGGGAAGAAGCCTTGCAAGGTGGAAGAGAGGCATTACAGAAAGCGGAAGGAGGTATTTCGCAATGAAGGTATCAGAAGCCATCAAGCGAGCTGACGCGCTGCGCATGAATACCGTCAGCGACGAGCAGAAGGCGGCGTGGGTGCTGGACCTGGACGGCCAGCTTGCGGAGATGTTCGGCGCTGAACCTCCTGCCAACAACTGGCCGGAAGAGGACCGCATTTTGCTTATGCCCGCTCCGCACGAGGAAATCTACCAACTGTACCTGATCTGCAAGATCGACTATTACAACCAGGAAATGAACATGTATGCAAATGACCTGGCTTTCTATAATGCCGCACTTGCGGAAGCGAAGGCGTGGTACAGACGGAATCACCGCCCTTTGTGCAAGAGGAATTGGAGAGTGATGTAATATGCTGCTTCCGCAGATTACAAACAATATCAGCAAGAGCAAAAGCGAGATTGTCGCCATGCGCGGAATCAACTGGTCAGATCAGCTCCAGGACGGAGACATGGCCAACAGCATGAATCTGTCCGCAAGACGATACCCTTATATCTCTACCAGGCGCGCCAGGGAGAAGCAGAAAAAGACGGATAGCGAATACTACTCCGGCGGAACTGCCCTGACGGCCTGGGGGAAGCTGGTTGCCGTGGAGGGAACGAACCTCCTGTATGACGGTGAAGTGGTGGGCCAGGTCACGGAGGGCGCAAAGCAGTTCGCGGTGGTCAACACCAAAATGGTCATTTGGCCTGATAAGGTGTACCTGGACGTGAAAACCAAGACGGTAAAGGACCTCGGAGCAACTCTGACGGGAAGCAAAGCAACCTTCACGGACAGCACTATGCAGGTGTCCGGTTGGACAGACCTCACCACCCTGTTCAACCAGGGAGACGCCATTACCATTTCCGGCTGCACAACGGAGGAATCCAACAACAAGGACGTGGTTATCAAGAGCGTCACAGCCGACACGATCACTGTTTCCGCAAACACGTTTACGGCGGCGTCGGAAGCCAGTACGGAAATTAAGCTGGAGCGGAAAATCCCCAACATGGATTTCATCTGTGAGAGCGAAAACCGCCTGTGGGGGTGCTCCAATGAGACGCAGACCATCTACGCAAGCAGCATGGGCGACCCGACAAACTTCTTCGTGTACGAGGGGCTTTCCACGGATAGCTACGCTCTGGCTGTCGGCAGCGAGGGCAACTTCACCGGCTGCTGCAAGCTAACATCCTCCGTCCTATTCTGGAAGGAAACGAAGCTGCACAAAATCCTGGGCGGCTACCCGGCAGAGTACAGCCTGTACACCTACGACATCGAAGGCTTGCAGGCTGGATGCCACAAGAGCTTGCAAGTAATCAACGAAGTGCTGTTCTACATGGGCCTGCATGGCGTTTATGCGTACTCCGGCGGAACCCCCTCCCTGATTTCCGGCAACTTCGGCGACCGTAGCTTTACGGACGCGGTGGCCGGGAATGACGGCGACAGCTATTACCTCTCTGTCAAGGAGGGCGACGAGCACCACTTCATGGTGTACGAGACGAGAGCCGGAATATGGGTGCGTGAGGACGGGACGGCTGCTGCTGACTTCGCCCGTGTAGGAAAGGACCTGTATTTCATGGATGGCGCGGGAAATGTCTGGCTTGCGGACAGCAAACAGGACGATCCTGCTATGGAATGGATGGTCCAGTTTACACCGTTCTATGAAACCGCAGAAGGGAGAAAGACATACTCCAAGCTGCTTTTGCGTGTGGAGCTGCCGAAGGGTAGCTATCTGATTGCCGATACCAGGGCTGACGGCCAAATCTGGCGGGAGTGCGGAAAGATTGTTGGCCGGGACTATGATGCGATTCCCGTCCGCATTTCCATGAACCGCTGTGATAAGTTTGAAATCCGTCTGCGCGGCAAAGGACCATGCACGATCCTGTCTATGGTCCGTGAATTCTCTGTTGGGAGTGATGTGTAATGGCTGTTCTTCCAGAAAGCATGGATAAGCTGGACGTCAACGATGTGCAGAAAAGCCTATCTATCATTGAGAACTATATCGGTTACATGGG